ATCGCATAAATGAAGGGTTTTTTTCGCTTGACTTTTACCCCAAAAAATGATAGCATATATGTATAACTTAAATATGAAAGGACTTATATTATGATTGAGTTAAATAAAACACAAAAAACTGTATTGAAAGTATTAAAAGATACTTACAAAAAAGATACAGTAACTAGGGCTGAGATTAATGCTCTTGTTAAAAAGAAGGTTATTAAAAATCCTTCTTGGTTAAAATCAGACAAGTACAAAGTTGGTAGAGGAGTTTATACTCTTAATGTTGACTCTATGGACGATACAACCACAGTTGATACAACCACAGTTGATACAACTGATGCCAAAATTTCAAATGATACAAAGGCTGCTTATATCGTGTCTTCATTGACCGACAATGTAGTTCCTCAAAAAGATACTGACTTTGTTAAGTTTGGTAACTATACTGATATAAACAGTATTATAAAATCTAAAAAATTCTATCCTGTTTTTATCACAGGTCTTTCTGGTAACGGTAAGACACTTGCTGTGACTCAGGCCTGTGCCGAGGCAAAACGTGAGATGATTAGATGTAACATTACAATTGAAACTGATGAGGACGATTTACTTGGCGGTTACAGACTAAAAGATGGTCAGACCGTATGGCAAAATGGTCCTGTTATTGAGGCAATGGAAAGAGGTGCTGTTCTTTTACTTGATGAGATCGACCTTGCTAGTAATAAGATCATGTGTCTTCAACCTATACTTGAGGGTTCAGGCGTCTATGTTAAAAAGATAAACAAGTTTGTTAAACCTAAACTTGGTTTCAATGTTGTTGCTACTGCTAATACTAAAGGTCAAGGTAGTGATGATGGTAAGTTTATCGGTACTAATGTACTTAACGAGGCATTCCTTGAAAGATTTCCTGTTACATTTGAACAAGAATATCCAAGTGCTAAAATTGAAGAAAAAATTATTAGTACAAAATTAAAATCTGCTGGTAAATCTGATGACAAGTTTGCTCATAATTTAGTAACGTGGGCCGATGTGATTAGAAAGACCTATAAAGATGGTGGTGTTGATGAGATTATAAGTACAAGAAGACTTGTGCATATCGCTGAGGCATATGGTATCTTTAAAAACAAAATGAAGGCAATATCTGTATGTACTAATAGATTTGATGATGATACTAAAACATCATTTGTTGATCTGTATTCAAAAGTAGATAGTGGCGCTTCAGTAGATGAAATCCTTGACGCTAAAAAGAAGGCTGATGAGGCAGAAATTCTACAAGAGAATTCCAATGATAGTGAGGATGACGAAGATGGAGACATAAATGTCTAACCTATTGAGTAGTCAAAAATCTATCCATAGTGTAAGTCCGCTTGTGGGGGTTGTGCCCCACAAGTTAAAATTTTTACTTACACTGATGTTTATTTTCTCTATAAGTATTAGTAATTTATATGCTAAAGAAAAACCAAAAATACATTTTAAAGAAATTAAAGATGGAGTTTATTTAGTAACTGATATGAAAAAATGTTGGTTCCATTATGTGGTTGCTGACCATATCGGTGAGGCAATAAAAAAATATTTTAATAACCAATCTATTGGTTTTAATACTGAAAATAATGAAAGTCAATGTAAGTATTTAAAATCACTAGTGAGTGAGGCATAATGAGTAATTTTAAAGACAACAGTGGTTTAGAAAAAATAAAATCAAAAATGTCACAAGAAGAGCGTGATGAATTAATGAAAAAATTTTTAGAAAAAGGTGGCAAAATAGATAAACTGAAACCTGGTATGGCATATAATATGGGCTCTTTAGATAAATCAAAAAAACCTGCCTATACAAAAGAAGATATTGCAAAAGGTGTTAAGGGTAACACTCCTAGACCTAATTATGATACATATAAAAAAGGATCATACCACGACTATGATGTTGGGGGCGATAAACCACCTAGGTGGGAAAGACAACCAAAAAATGAGATGGGAGGTAAATAGTAAATGTCAATTACAGTAGAAGTAAGAGGTGACAATTTAGAAAAGGCTTTACGTGTTCTTAAAAAGAAAGTGCAAAAAGCAGGAATAGTTAAAGAGTTAAGAGCTAAACAATATTTTTCTAAACCCTCTGAAATTAAAAGAGAAAAGGCCAAAGAACGATCAAAAATTATTAGAAAAGCACAGAAAACTAATGATGAAATTCTTGGTTATAAGTGGATAAAAGGTACAAAAGTAAAAAAAATATAAGAATTCTATACCGTCTGTGTTGAAAGAATATATATATTATTACTACATGGCTATTCATAAGACCTTGTAGAGGTGTAGATTGGGTAGATTATTCTACCTAAAAAAACGGTGATCTTTGCCAGTTTAACTCCGTGACAAAAGAAAACTGGCGCTTGAAATTATATAAATAATTATTATATAATATATGAACGCCTTATAGGGTTCAGAAAATAAACTTTGCTTAACAAAAGGAGGTTATATGACCAATACAAAAGCACTATCTATTTTCAATCAATTAAGACCATTATCAGTAGGATTTGACGACATGTTCGATCATTTCGAATCTATGTTTGATCACCCTACGGTTAATTATCCACCATACAATCTAGTTAAGACAGGAACTCATAAATTCGATATTGAGATTGCTCTTGCAGGTTTCAATAAAAAAGATATTGAGATCACTAGTGAGAACAATATACTAACTATCGAGTCTAAAGTCTCATCTGTTGCTGTAGATTCAGTTGGTGCTGATAAACCAAAAGATCAGGCAATGATTCATAAAGGTATCTCAAAAAGATACTTTAAAAGATCGTTTACTATCGCTGATGATGTTGAAGTTAAAGGTGCCGAGTTAAAAGACGGCCTATTGAAAGTGTCTATGGAGAAGATTATTCCAGATGCTAAAAAACTAAAGACTATATCTATTACATAACAAACCAATACGTGCTATGTTTTAAACGCATAGCATGTATAAATACTTAATATCGTTCATCTATTCAATAGACGGAAGTACCTATTAAGGGAAGGAACGCACCTAACTATAAAAGGAGGGTGTATGAGCTTTTTAAGTGAAAGTAGATTTACCCATTTATTTAAAGCAAGAAATAAAGCAAAAAAGATTGCTGACAAAGCAAAATCATTAATGTTTAGTAGAAGTGAAGTAAATATAAATGGTGGAGGCACTTCAGGTTACACAGTAAAAGAGGGTGCTAACAAAGGTAAAATCTTAGGACACAATTCAACTAAATCTACAAATAATTGGTAGTACAGACGCTTGACAAACTGACGTGATTCGTGTATAATTAGATTATTAAATAGGAGAAATAAATTATGAAACAAGGTGATAGAATACCTGATATTAGTTTTAGAACTAGATCATTAGGTGAATGGAAGAATATCAGTACAGATGACTACTTCAAAGGTAAGCGAGTAATATTGTTTGCTCTACCTGGTGCATTTACTCCAACATGTTCAAATCAACAACTACCTGGTTACGAAAAATTACATGACGTATTTAAACAACATGGTATAGATGAAATTTATTGTTTATCAATAAATGATTCTTATGTGATGAACGCTTGGGCTGCTAATCAAAAATTAGAAAAAGTTAAAGTGATACCTGATGGTAATGGTGACTTTACAGATCAAGTAGATATGCTTGTAGAAAAAACCGATTGTGGTTTTGGTATGAGATCATGGCGTTACGCTGCAATTATAAATGATGGTACCGTTGAAGTTATGTTTGAGGAACCTGGTAAGGTTGATAACAATGATGGAGATCCATATAGTGTATCTTCGCCAGAGAATGTATTGAAATATTTACAATCAATAGCTGTTGACTCAAATGCAATTTAGTGATATAATAATATTATGAAATACAATGAAGATAAGATACTAAAGGAGATCAAAGAGTATATTGAGTCTACATATGGACAACATTACTCATCTGGTAAAGATGGTATACAAACTTTAGATTTATTAAAGTCTATTGGTATTAAGAGTGATTTTTGTCAGGCAAATGCAATCAAGTATTTGTCAAGGTATGGCAGAAAAAGTGGTTATAATCGTAAAGACTTGCTTAAAGCATTACATTATGTTATACTATTATTAAATAATGATAAGGAGAAGAAATGAAAATAAGTGATAATACGATTAGTATATTAAGAAATTTTAGTGACATAAATGCTAATATACTATTTAAACCTGGTAAAACTTTAAATACAGTTTCTACCATGAAAAACATTATGGCAAAGGCTGATATTGAAGATGAATTTGAAACTGAATTTGGCATATATGATTTGCCAGAGTTTTTAAGAGCGATTGATTCTTTCAGACAACCGCTTTTAAAATTTAACGGTTCAGCGAATCTGAAAATACAAGATGAAAAAACATCTCTTTCAGCAAGATATGCTTTTGCTGATAAGTCGACTTTAGTAACACCTACTAAAGATATTAAAATGCCAGATCAAACAGTTTCATTTACATTGAAAAATGAAGACTATGATTCTGTTAAAAAGTTATATACTAACTTGAGTCTACCCGATATTGCTTTTATAGGTGAAAAAGGCAAGATCAAATTAGTTGCTTTAGATAAAAAAAATAGTAACTCAAATGAATCATCAATTACAGTAGGTGC